TATTCTTCAATCATCTCGTCGGGAAGAATCATCTTTTCATCAACGATCTCACATAGCTTGTTCTTAGCTTTAAAGTAAGGAAATCCTGCTGAAGTTTTACGATTCATCTTCTCTAGTCCAGGAACACCTATAACACCATTCACTGTCTCGTCTAAGCTCATAGGGCGAGCCCCATTTGCCAATAACTTGAGTGTAGGTCCCATAGACTCGATCACATCACAAGCAGCAGCCTCAACTAAAGTTTGGTCGAAGCCCTGGTTTGGATTTGTGGTATTCTCAATACAAGCCAAATGATGCACCCACGTTTTTCCTGGTGGGGGCGGCTTATGATTGAGTTTCACTCCAAACTTCTCACAGACAGAATCACAAATAATTGTCTTGTGTACAGTATGGGTGAACCGAGTCACGGGAGTGTCGATGGTTCCATAATATTCAAAGCCAGAATCCTCACTTAGCTTGAGTAATGGAGACATATCAGTAGGTTTCTCTACCAGTTTAAAAGATTTCAAACGATCTATCTTCATCTCACCCGAGTGGGCTGATAACAACACGGATTTCTTCATTCTGAAGAATTCACGCGCCTTCTCAAACTCAGGGCGAGTTAACTGATTTGAACCACCTTGTCTTTCACTACCAGCAACGTGGAAGCTATGAATGTACGGTTCCTTGGTGTGTGCTACGAATATCATACAACACAATCCTTTATGAGAATCAAAGTCCAAATTGTACCTGTACCCCTTAGAATCATATCGCGTGTTGGTCTTGCGATCAATTGAACACAAAGGTTCTTGTTGCATCCTAATATTACGCTGACCATTCGTCAGTTCACCGTCCTTATCTCTGTACATGTACTGACAAAGTTGATCGCACACGACATCGACTTCGGGCAAGAATTTTGTGATGTTAGGTTTATCACCAATCACGCTCACATAGAGCAACAATAAATCCTTACCTGGGACTTTATAACCATCCAAACGACTCAAATAACACTTTACACGATGTCCAATTGATTGACCACTTCCAAACAATAATTCGCACTCGACAGCATGATCGGGCAAAAAATGATATGGAATCATCATTAGGCTATCATTGAACATGATCATGTTTAGAAAGCATCTCTTTCCCGCTTGAGGCGAGTAGCTCAGTACACCAATTGATTTCTCACACAACTTTTTGATCTGATCAATAGTAGCATGGTTCGGTGTAATACCTGGCGCTCGCGTAATCTCAAGTTTTGCAAAGTTAGACTTCACGTTAGGGATTGAATAGGTTCCACCCTCGGGGGCGAACTCTAGCTTACCAAATAGTGCTTTGAGTAACTTGAAAACCGCAAATATGGTTATTCCTTGAAGACATCCGATCGCAATGTACTGCAAACCCACACGGGCGGGCTCGGGTAGACATCGCGTAGCGAAAAATCTAGACCATCGCTGGCGTCTTCGAACTATGTATTTTGACACCATCCACGAATGTTGATTGAGCAAGTAAACCGATCCCGCTGCGCCTAACATCCAAGCTATGCCTCCAATCAAGAAACCATGTGTTAAACACAGTAAAAATGAGAAGCAAACTAAGAAGAAGCTAATATGTGCAAGAAATCGCCTATGTACCAACGTGTTATATGTAAAACTATTTAAAACAACGTAGTTAGGTAATCTCTTAACCACAAATTCTGGAATTAAGTCCACGAGCCATGGATAAGTCTCATGTTGTTCAAGACCAGCACAGTGAGTTGGGAGCCATGAGTCAACGATAGTGGGGTTGTTGCACCTTTCTGAGAGAATAGAATCAAAAAATGAATCTTCTTCACTCAACACGGAACGAACGTCCTCATCACTAACTGTTTGTTGCACTTGTGAATCGTCACCAGCTTGTACTTCCAATCTCTTACGAAATGGTTTCTTAGTCGATAACAACTTACGCGTCCTTACATGTTCTCTCCGATCACCAGCATCTAATGCAGCTGCGACTTCACCTTGTGCCCTATCAAACTCTTCGTCTTCTTGGGCAGATGTGAAAACCTCAGGAAAATCATCATCGGGCGATTCATAATCGCTACACAATGTGCAAATATCCTTTGGAAAACCACAGTCACATAGTGGTGTCTCGCGTTTTTGTGCGCTAAGAATTTCTTGTTGCGCATCATCATGTCGTTCCCATTCTCGCTTATAGATCTGCATTAATTCATACAAACCAATATTGTGAGCCTCAAGACCATTATCCATTTTATAGAAACGGTGGCCCCCTTTTGGCATGGGGTACTTGACATCGAAACGCCAGAGATCAACATGGCCGGCAGCTTTGGCTGGGTCCAACGCATTGCTATCTTCCTTTCTAAACATCGTTCTGACGTGGGGGTAGACAACAAACTGCACACGTCTCAAAATCGAGTAAGTGTCATTAACAAAAAGTGATGCATATAAATGATCAACATTTGTCGTTAGACCAACTAATTCGAAGTTGATTGGTACTGCTCCTTTGGATTCGACATCGGGTTTGAGTGCGACACACGGGACGTTATTCACTATCCTAATCAATAAATCGTGTGCGTTCTCACCAGGCGCTACCTTCTCGGGTTTCTTGTTCATAAAATCATCAAGTAAACCGACAATATGGTGCGAGAAAACTTCTGACTGAAACTTATCAGCTGTATTCACAGTGACAATATAGTCTTTCTCGTCTCCCTCTGGTGTCCAACCCTGCTTAGTCTTTTTCCAAGACATGAAAGCTTTAACCATGTGTGCTGTTACGGAACTCTTTCCAATACCAGCTGGACCTGCAATCAAATAGCCAAATGGACAATATTTCAACTGTGATGATAGTGTTACCATTGCTGTTCGCGTGTGTAGTTTCTCCAATTTTCCATAGAGTTGTACTAGCGTTCGGTCAATCATCTTATCAGTATTTGTCTTTTTCAACATGACTATTTCTGACTTTGCATCGACGATCTTCTTGATGTAATCTGCTCTTTGCATTCCGCGCTCGCTTAAACGCCCGTTCTCATAGAAGGGCATCCAAGCGTCTAAATCTGCGACGCGAAATTCTAAATTCTGCAACTTATCAAAAGTGAAATCCTTGGGGAACAATGTTTGCTCCATGATCATAGCATACCCGTAATCAACAAAACATTGTAATGATTCGGCGACAACACTCATGATCTCAAAAACTCCTCCTTCGATCGGCTGAATTGCGAAAAGCTTTACACCTTGGAAATTATAAGATCCAGTCCAATAATGCATTAAACCCATACCCATGAGGGCACGAATAAATTGTACTACGGGTTTCACTAATCCCAAAGAAGCTAATTTTCGAGGATTGCGCAAGCAACTAATAAGCAAGTCAATTCCAATCTTAACTGTGGATCCGGACTGTACATCTAACATGTCAGCCACGCTTCCTTTCAGTATTTCTTGAAGCTCTGGTT